TTCTTTTGTTGTTGTATTGTATGTAGTAACATTACCACCTACAGCATTGTTAGCACGAATAGGATTAACATAGAAACCAGAATTACAAGGATTTAGATGTGTTCCTGAAGCATTCAATACGATAGAATTTGTTGCTGAGTAACAGAAACCAGCCAAAGCACCAATCATAATTGAATTTTCGCCTTGGCCACAACAGCATCCGTAACCAGCTCTATTACCGATAGCGATTGCATTATTTTGTTGATTGTTTTTACCAGCACCTACACCGACAGCAACAGCATCTGCTCCTTGACAATTAGTACCAGCAACGTGACCGATAGCAACAGATGAATGTCCTTGGTGATAACATCCAGCACTTCTACCAATAGCAACTGACCAACATCCTTGATGAGTGTAACCAGCATCAGAACCGATAGCAACTGATTTGAAACCTTGGCAAGTTCTACCAGCAAAAGAACCGATTGCTACTGAATCATCTTGTTGAGAATAACGACCTGCTTCGGTACCAATGGCAACTGCTTGATATTGTTGGCAATTTTGACCAGCATAACGACCCATGGCAACTGCTTTGTATCCTTGGCAAGTCTGACCAGCACTTCTACCAACAGCAACTGCATAATAAGATTGATCTGTTTGGCCAGCACTTCTACCAACAGCAACTGCATCCCATGCTTGAGTTTGACCGGCACCTAAACCGATTGCAATAGAATTACACAATTGTGAAGTCTGTCCAGCGTTACCACCAATAGCGATTGCACTATAAGATTGAGATAATTTACCTGCATTAGTACCAATAGCAATTGCACAATAACTTTGTGATTGGCCTGCTTCGTAACCAATAGCAACTGCGCCACAACCTTGAGTTGTACCTGAAGTATAACCAAAAGATAAAGAAGTACCAGTATCTGCTAAAACAGCACCATGGTCTAGAATAAAAGTGTTGGCTTGTATTGAAGCGTACTGAGCATTAGCAGTAGCAATATTATAATTGCCATCTTGTGGATTGCCTGTATATTCTTGGAACAAGTGATAGTGTTTATCTGAATCACCAGCATGTCTAACCAGACCAGTCCAGACATTGGCCACACCATTGTTATACTGACCAACAAAACCGATGTCTAAAGAATCACCAGTCGTGTTGTTGTTGGCCAAATAAATCAGAGGTTCTTCAGCAATTAGATTGACCGTGTCGATGTATGTGGCAGTACCTTGAACAATCAAATTACCAGAAATAGTCAATTGACCATCGATAGTTTGATTCTGAGAACCATAACCATTGGCAGTGATTAAATTCTCTTGTCTAGTACCGATATTGATATAACCATCACTACCTGGAGTACCAATGAACAATGTATCGGAAGCATACGACCAGGCTAATTCACCCTGATTTAATACGCCTGGTGTTCCATTGGCCGTGGAACGTCTAATCAGAATTGTGGTATTTGATGCTGACATGCTGTGTTTTCCTTGTTTTTATTATTTTTTACACACGGTCTATTTATTTAAAATAATCCGCCATCTATTGGATTCATTAGGTTACTAATATTGGTAACATAGAAGTTACTACCCGCAGCATTATAAACAATCACATCATTATTGGCCAGACCAGCCAAATTCAAATCAGTTGCAGAAGCTAAAGAATTTTTACCCGAATATTGAATTGAAGAAACTCTAGGATTTGGAACTGGTCCAACCTGAACCTTAATTAGACTAGGACTTCTTACAGTTACGTTAGGCATTTTTACCTCGTAACATCTGGAGAAACCTCTAGAATACCTTCTAGGATTCTGGTTTTTAAATTTGAACCATTATCTGTAATTACCGTATCGTAAACGTATCTTCCTGGAGCTATATTTGCTGTTGTATTGGCACTCAGAGACAAGTTTATAGTTGCCGTAGGCACATCAATACTTGTCGTAAAGGTGGTTATAGCGTTTGCTGAGTAATAGGATTTACGGATAGTACCAGCAACTGTTGTACTGGTCAGATTATACAAGTTACCATAAACATCATCCAGTGTGATATTTGTGGTAAAAGTGGTACCTTGTTCAACGTAGAGGTTTGTGTATGCGGCTGGCATTTTAATCCTAGAGATAATATTCTATAGGATATTTATGCCATCTGGTTATTTACCTTTTAGGATTTCTACTTCACCCTTTAATTCTCTGATGGCTGCAAAGGCTAAAGCACATAGTTTTTCATAATCAACAACAAGTGTACCATCAGGTTTTGTTCTAATAGCTACAGGAAATACTGATTGGACGTCTTGAGCAATCACACCAAAATCTGATTTTTGAACAAAATAACCGTCTTCGCCGCCTCTTTTTGTAATATATTCATCTGTCCAATCAAAAAGTTTACCACCAATAGACAATACAGTATCTAAAGCATTAGGAATATCTCTAATATTTTCTTTCAATTTCTTATCTGAAGAATAATAAGCAGTAATATTGGAACCTGCACGAATTTCGCCGTATACAACTGATCCTAATCCACCACCTACATTAAGACCAGATACTGTCAATGCATTCATAAATGAAGAAGCGCTTGGTTGTATATAATACCCAGTAGATGCATAATCATAGTAAACAGCTTGATATGAACTTGCATTACCGTTGACATAACCAGCATAAGTGGCATAGCCAGAACTACCTGTCACATTAATACTCCAAGTACCTGAAGCATTACCACCAGTTAATGTTGGTGAATAAGAATTGTAATTTCCAGCATATAGTACCTGTGAACTACCAATTGTTAGATTGCTGAAGTTAGTTTGTGAAGTAGTTGCTGAGTTACCGTAAATATTGATATTCCAGGTTCCCGAAGCATTACCACCAGTTAATGTTGGTGAATAAGAATTGTAATTTCCAGCATACAATACTTGCGAGCTATTGATCGTTAAATTACTAAAATTGGTTTGTGATGTTGTACCAGAATTGCCATCAATAGAAACACCAGTCAATGTTTGTGAAGCACTTGAACGATTCAAAGCAATTGATGTTGTGCCAATATAATGATTAGAATTACCTAATACACTTGAAGGTATAGTTCCAGTTAAATTACCAGCAGTTAAACTGGTTAAATTGGCACCACTCACAGCACCAAAAGAAGCACTCCAAGTACCAGATGTAATTGTACCCACTTGCGTTAGACTGGATAATGTTACACCAGAATTTAATGTGGTACCCGTTAAAGTGCCTGCAGCAGCCGTAACTGTTTTTGAATCACCAAGACTAAAAGAAACTCCGTTAACCGTGACCGTGCTATTTGTCAAAGCACCATTTGGAATACTGCTAAAGTTGGCACCAGAAAATGTTGGTGCAGCACCACTCACAACACTCTGTGGTGTATTAATGGTAAGCGTATTTGCTGATCCGGTAATTGTTACACCATTTGTACTTGAGAAAGTAATAACACCATTACTTGATACGGCTTGACCCGTGGTACCATTGAATGTACCAGAACCTGTATTTGCTTTGTTGTAAGCGGATTGAGCCAATACGTTAGCTGCATTTGCTCTATCATATCCTGATGTGGAATATGTGCTTAATATGGTATAGTTACTATTACCAGAATTATAAGCAGATTGTGCCAATACATTAGCTGCATTTGCCTTGTTATATGCTGATTGAGCATAACCAAAAACAGCTGTAATGTTATTGTTTAGTGTATTAGCAACATTAGAAGTTGGTGCTGTAATTGTACTTGTTGATAAAACAGTATTGTCTAATTGTTCTGTGGTAAGAATTCTATAATAAGAACCTGATGTAACATTATTAATATCCCAATATTGCGAACCTTCATTCCAACGAATGGCAGCATTAGCACCTGTAATTCCTCTATTGACTGTATAAGCACTCTGCAAACCTATAGAACTACCAGCATTTAATGTGAATGTATTTGCATTATATACAGTAGAACCATTGATAACAAAGTTTCCACCAACGGTAAATTGACCGGTTGTTTGTAATGTATTAAAATAACCCGAAGCATTGTTGGCATATAAAGAATTAGCAACATTAGCAACTGGTGTTGTAATTATAGTATTGGCTCTAATTGTATCTACATATTCCGTACCAATAACCACCAGTGTTGGTGTCTGCACACTTGTATTGGCAACTAGATTTTTTCCATAAGTGGTTGTAGTAAATAATGTTGGAGATATGATATAAGGTGCTTGAATAGATCCAAAATAACCTATTGCTGAATTTGCATCAACTCTTGTTGTAACTGTAACAAGAGGAGTAGTTACTAGTGTATTGGCAGAGACTGTATCTACATATTCAGTACCAATTACAATTAATGTTGGTGTTTGAACACTTGTATTAGCCACAAAATAATTTGACTGTGTATTGCTTGAATAAATCAAAGGCGATACAAGAGAAGTATTAGCAACAAAATTATTTGCCGTAACTTGATTTAATAATGTTGTATTATTGGCATAAACATTTTGTACAACATTAATATTACCTCCAATAATTGTATTACCCGTAATATTTACGTTATTTGATACAGTTGTTGTTCCAGTAATATAGACTGTATTTGATATGTTGGTACTACCAGTTATAAACAAGGTGTTCGATATGACCGTATTGCCGTTTAGGTTGGATTGACCAACTACCATAATTGTTCCGTTGAATAATGAGTTATTGGCAACATTAAGACCTGTTCCAGAACTCAAAGCTAATAAAGGACCACCAATATTAGCTTGACCAGAAGTTACCAAACTTAATGATGTGTTGGTATTGTATATTGTACCATCAACTCTTGCATTTCTTTGAACATAGAATGAAGAACCAACACCTTGGACTGATAATTGTCCACCAAAAACGGCATTGTTGGCTACTGATAAACCTAAAGTTACATCATTTAGGTATAATGTTCCGGAATATTTGAAATAATTATTGGCCGCTAGGTCATTATTTTCTTGTGCCAACTTATTGGTCGTGGTTACCCATTCACCAAAAGTATTAGCGTAACTTAGAATTGTAACTGTATTGGCCATCTGTTATTTCCGATAATCTTATTGTTTTATTTATTGAGCAGAGATAGTATCTTATTTAAAGAATCTTTCATCTCCGAGACATCACTCCTAAGTGATTGAACTTCTTCTTCCATTTGCTTTCTTTTTCTATATTCAACCAAAGCGGCATAGTTTGTATTCAATATCGCTTTGCTGTCCATATCTTTAACCAAATGTGGATGATCTTTAACTTTTAGTAGTTTCATATCAATTATCATGCTGTAGCAACTGCACGGAAGTTTTTAATTTGTGGCGCAATTGCTGGATTATCAGAATAGAATACAACTTTAATAGCAAACACATTAAAGTTGGTATATGTAGTTCCGGTTACGATATCATTATATGTAATATTCAAAGATTGATATGTGTCTGACACATAATCTGTTGCACCAGTCACAGGTAAACCTGAACCTGGTGTCAATATTGGACTCATTAAGATATATGGTTGATTGTCAAAATTGTTTTTATCATATTGATTTTGAACTTTACAATAAACTTCAATCTTGGTTCCTGGTTGACGATTCACATCAACATATACTGTAATACCAGTTGATGCAAAGTTATTATTTAATGTAACACGGCGAGTAATATATTTTGCAGCTGCATTACCTTGGCCAAAACCACCCATTACCTCTGAAGCTGTGTTGGCGGAATAATAAGGTGGTGTACCATTCGTCACATAAGGAGTGATGATGTTCTTAACCAATATTGTATTCAAACGTTCCAAGTCCACAACAGGAGAAGTCCAACGATCAATGTTTGTTAATGTTGGTTGAATTACAATATCGTTTTGAGAACTTTGAATTTGTCTTGTTGGAAATTGATGTGTTTGACCTGGTAACAAAGGATAAACAACATTATTTGCTGATGTAGTAAAGTCTTTTGGTGTAACATTATAATTAATTGAATCTAATGAATTAAAAGACAAATCAGAATTAATCAATTGCATCAAATCATATTGAATGGCTGTTGGAGATGCATTAGAAGTTACTTTAAATGTTGTTGAACCACCAGCAAAGTCGCAAATCTTCAAGTTGAAACATAGTGTTTCTCCTGGAGCAGGTATCCATGTAGATGAGTTTTGTGATTTGAATAATGATGCAGCATAGTTAATAGCATTTATTACATAATTTGTTCCATATTGGACTTGACCAAGTTTGGAAGCATACATCGTATAAGCATTAGAATTGGCTGCAACCATGATTGAATATTGACCAGGTTGTAGATATACTGGATGATCAAATGTGAATGTTGTAGCTGGTCCGATACCATTTGTTATACTTGCTGGATCAGGTATATTAACTTGAGACGGATTCTTCCATACAATAGAACCCGGAATGTCATTGACAGCATCAGGATAACCATTTACAGTTGGTCGTATACGGACATTTACTGGTATAGTCGCATCAACTGTTGCAAAGAACAAATCTACTGAAGACAAGAATACACCATTTGGATATTTTGTTGCATCAACATAGAAATTTTGTGATACTGGATCAACGGCATTTCCAGCGGCTGCGGCACCAGTAACATCACCTGGATTATCAGATAGATACGCAGCTGCAGCTGCAACCTGATCAGAGGTATGATTATCTATATAACATATAACGCTTAACAAAGCTCCACCAAAACAACCAGTTGATGCTGTTGTGGCTGCAACAGCGTTTACCGCTTGCATACCAACACATGCTGGTACACTTGCACCAAATACATTTCCTAAACTAGTATCAATACCAGTAACTGTTGCAGCAACATCGGCAGCCACACAAACGTTTGTTGGTGACCAACCGTAACTTTGAGCCACCGAATCCACATAAGCAGTAGCTTGAGAACCTCCAACAGGAATATTAGTGGTTTGTGGATTATTAACTCCCCAACCGCCTGTTTCATATGTAATAACTGGTACAGCCCCACCACCGCCTCCAACAGATGCTGCGCCATCAGAACTTACCGTTATTCCACTTGGAACTACTGGAGTGTAATTGTTTCCAGTACATCTAACTTGAGTTCTTTCGACAACTTGTGGTTTTGATGTTGCAATTGGTGGTCTTGTAGACACCACAGTTGTTTGTGTTGTTTGTAGTGTTCCTTGTGATACGAATGTTGTTCTCGCATAAACATTACTGATTGAAGGAGTTATAATATTATCTCCAAATTCAACCAATATTGTTCCTGTTGGAATATTCAAATATTGATTATTTGGAATAGTTATAGTTCCTTCAGCGGTACCATTAATATCAGTTACCAAATTACCACCCAAATAACCTGCACCATTTGCAGTCAATACAGCAGGTGATAAATTACTGCCAGTTACTTGAATTGTAGGTATTGAACGATAACCAGAACCAAATCTAGTAAAGTTAATAGCAACAATTTGGCCACCCGAAACATTTGCCGTAGCGACAGCTTGTATATCACTTGGACCAACAATGTTTATAATTGGTAAATAGTTTCCATCAGTATAACCAGAACCTGGATTTACAATAGTAATATAATTAATTGTGTCTGTGTATCCAACATCTGGTGTAACATAACGGTCAACACCACTACCATTCAAGAATGTATGTATCTGTGTAAATGGAGCTAAACCGTTTATTGTAAAGTGTACCGGTATTGACCTTGCATAAGGTATAACAGCATTAGAAAGAATCTGAGTTGTGGAACTGACTTGAATTGGTCCACCATTAACAGCAGAAGTCAATCCTTGTGATTGAATTGCATTGGTAATTGCAGTGGTATCTCTCGTAATAGACGCCTGATCAGCGGAAGAAATAACAGTATCTGTTGGTTGGCCTGTCCAGTTTAATTGCCAATCATTCCATTGTGAACCATTGCCTGTACCTCCAACTGCAGCAACCCACGCAGATTGGTCATCAGTAACAATATTAATGTTGGGTTGCGTCTGTGTTGAGTACCATACATCACTCGAAGGTGACAGCGTTACTGCTCCAGTGAATGAAATGACATTGAATGGATTGACATCAATAACTTCCGAAGCAACTTCCTGAACTACCAATGATGTTTCATCATAAGAAAATGTTACAATATTATTCTTTAATGTTAATTTATCGTTTGTTTTTCCAGTAGTTGGTGATATAGGATTTACAAATGCGCCTTGATTTGTATCAACAAAGTATGAAGCAACATTAGAAAAGTGTGGTGGTCTTGCTATTTGTGCAACGCCATCGATTGAAGCTGCATAGTCAGGATTTCTAACGTCAGCAACACCTGAACCAGTAAAGCCATCTACCAAATAACCATTCTTAAACAATAGATTCAAACCTGTGGAGTCAGTAACATCGGAACCTGTTACTTGATTTTCTAAAATAGACAATGAAGTATATGATTCTAAGGTGGAGATACGTTTGTCTAACAAACCAACATCTCTCATTGTATATCTACGGAGGTTGGTTGGCGTCACTTGAATAGAATCTTTTGTATATGTATAAGCTGGGAAATAAATTGTAAAGATTGTCAGGGTACCAGGTACATCAGATGGTGCAACAGGATTTGTATAAGCTGGAGTACCAGTAATAGTTTTGAATTGACCATTTGGATACAATACAATCTTATCAATACGGTTTAGATAGTAACCATAATTAACAAATGCGTTATTAAATGGTGCTGGCAATTGATATGAATCAAAAGTTGTATTGTTATCTGTCCTACGAGGCCTAAAATCCAAAACATCCCTCAACGAATATGTTGTACCATATTGTGGAGAAGTAAATGATGGTATGTTGATATAATTGACTGGATAAGAATTGACACTAAAATAACCAGATCCGCCAGAGTGTGTAAAGTAATCAAATACGGCTACAACATTACCTTTAGATACACCACTTACATTAGTGATAGTTCCGTGGTCGTAATAAGCATCTTTCTGACCATTATCTGCTGTGTAGTTTATTAAATTATTTGTTACGGAACTCCAACTTGAAGTTGCGGTATTTGGTTGGTGATTTGAATTGGAATTGGCCAAAGAAATGTAAACAACACCATCATCATAGATAACGGAATCGTTGGTCGAATAACTTGTTGTATTTGACCAAGCACCTAGATAATTATGTGTATTGCCCAACTCATACACACCTCTGAAATTGTAAATGTCTGATTTACCCAAATCGATGGCTGTGAGTGTTGTGTTGGCAGAAACTTGTACAGCATAGTTTGTATGTAAAAGTTTTGTTTGCTGTGTATCATTAGTTACAGAAATTACAGCATAAACATCTGCTGTGCCGGTAAAATTACCAGCAATATTGATTGATGCTTGTGGAGTACCAGGAGAATTGGTGATAGTAACAGACACATTTGATTGATCCATTGGTACAAAGTGACCAGCTGGATAACCACCAGAAGCAGATTTAGTTACAACAATAAAGTTTTGTTGTGCTACGGAAGAAGATATAGTTCCAGAACCACCTTGAAATATTTCATTGCCTGTTGAAGCAGTAACAACACCTATACCTGAAGCAAATGTTTGTGAAGAATATTTTCTTGTTGTAACATAATTAACCGAAGAAACATTAGATATATTTGTTTGTGGTAATGGAAAAATTAATGAATTATATGTATTATCAACCAACGTTACAGGCGATACTGTATTGGCTGAAAACAATGGTGTAGAATAATTAGAACCGTTAGGAAGAATAATAGAAGCTACGTTTGCAAAAACATTATTTGTTAAATTAATATCAAACAAAAATGCTTTATATTCTGTTGTGCTTAAATTTCCGGAATCATAAGAAAAATTACGAACACGAGCAGTACCAATTTTAGTTGATGTACTCGCAGCACCAAATGCCACATTGTGTAACTCCACAACTGGACTTGTTTGAAAATCAATAATTGAACCGTTTAAGTTTTTAACTCTTGTATAATCACCATAATAGGTTTCAATATCTTGATCGAATAATACATTAGTACTTCTTGCTTTTTGTAGATAGTATGGTGTTTGTGATATATGTTGTATTGGATATCCACCAAGATATGCCTTACCAGCACTAATAGATGAACTAATCAATTCTGATTGTGCATTTGATGTTGAACCGATTAATAAACTAAAAGGATTAACAATAAAATCACCAGAAATATCTGAAACAGCCGTAGCAATTGCTGCGGAAACATCTGATAGGATAGGAACACTATTGATATCTTCAACAGTACCAGCATTAATTCTAACCAATTCAATGAATTTATTGGTTGTTAGATTAGTTACTGTTTGATCGTTTACATAAGGTTTTACTACCAAATTTAAAGATATTTTATATCTGTCTGCACCTGGTGCTTGATAGTTTGAAGCTCCAATAGCTGGATCCAATAAAGAAGCATCACTTGCAGCATCTACTGTAAACTCATCCACTTCAAAACCAACTACTGATGAAGGATAAATTGTTAGTGAATTTGGAACAATTGAACTTTTATAGTTTGCAACAAAAAAACCATTTGTAAACCAAACACCATCGTCAATATTTACTTCTAAAGCTCTTACAGAAATTTGATTTGTGATTTGTGTTGTAGCACTTGAAACATCTTTGATTAAAGGATTGTTTAGTGTTAGACTATTAGCATCTATAATATCTATAACAGTAGCTGAAAAATTAATACTGGTGATAGTGATGGTATCTCCCACGTTAATATTACCAGTGGAAATATTTAATGTTGGACTTAAATAAGTACCAGTAGAATTTCTGGTGATGATATTTGTAGATTTTGCCGTTACTGTGTACGCTGCAGTCACAGTAGAATTTAAAGACGCAAGAGCCTCTATTTTTGTATTATAAAAATTGATTGTCTCACCAGAAGAAAAAGATATTTTATTGGCTGTATTAACAGGTTTTGTTGAGATGTAAAGATTTGGAACATCTACACTATTAACTTGTGCAATGAAGTTGGATGTTTGACCAACAGCAAATAGACCAACCAAATTAGAAATTACTGTTGTTGCATCAGTTGATAATTTACAGGTGATGACATTTGTGTCAACGGTAATATTACCACCAGAAACTTTTGAACCATCTTGAAAAACACCAGTGCCAAATTTGGAAATCTGATCTTGAAGAATAGTTTGTGACTGAGTTAACTCACGAGCCTGAACAGCATATCCAGGTTTAAAAAGAATGCGGTGAAAATTCTTTGTTGGATCAAAATCATCATAATAAGGATCACCTGTAAAATCTAAAGCCATTTTTTTCCTTTTAGTAACCTAATACAAATTTGAATTGTTCTATACCGTCAGCACTTCTTTCAATGCCACTTCTATTTTCTATATATGAAAGATAACCAGACAAGATAGTGAATTTTGGAGGACCATATTGCAACAATGTTCTTGCTGTTATTGATGTTTTTCCGTAGATGGATGAATTATCTGTTGGAGTTCCTACAGTATTTATTACATAAATTATATTGGATGCCGGATCAAAGCTCAATACTGTACCCACAAATGTTGGATTATTTGGATCACCCTGATATACCATCTCATCGTTGATGAATTCACCAAAACCAGGAGCAACCGTTAAAGTCGTTGATGTTCTATAAATCAAATCTGTTGCTGGATTAGGATTATCTTGAGATGAAGTTGGATTAATTACAATACCTAATTGGTAATAGGTAATATTAGTAGGTATATAAC